CCCACAATAGTTGTATATCATCTGGGTGGGATTTAGTATAAGGGCTTACAATAATCTTATTACTTGGATCAAACTGGAATAGGGAATCAGCAGTATCATGAGGAAGTTTAGATGTATCTATAACTTGTTCTGGAGGATATCCCAATCGCAGTTCATAATACAAATCGCTGCATAATTCTTGCACCGATTTACCAGTATCAATTGGAATATCATTCTCAGATAGAATATCCTCGATGGTTTGATTATTAATTATGTCATCCAAGTTTTTTGGATATGTTCCTGTATATTCCATCTGATCTAATAATTGCAGAGTATTATACGTAACTGGGCGCACGGTATGAGTGTTACCAAATAATGTCGATGCGGTCAGTCCAGTTTCAGTTAGAGCTTCATTTGCCATATCAGTATATCTCTGTTTTATATCAGAAATAACGCCAGAAAGGACATCGGAAGTAATTGGCTCTCCCCTGTTAATTACAGAATTAATTTGCCCTGTAATATCCTGCCTAATTAGCCTAGCCACCCTCTGTTCTTCTTCCACAGCAATCCCAGCAATATTTATATTTGGCAGGTTGATAAGTTGGAAATTGTCCATCTTATCAATGATTTTATTGAATTGGCGTGAATTACCTCCTGCCTCATTCCACAGAATAGAGAATGTATCCAGCACATTATCAATCGTTTTCTGGTCATAATTGAGCTCCAGCATTTTAGTTGTTAGTGATTCTGATACATTCTTAAATACAACGGGATTGACTATTCCATAATTAGCCGTCATTTTTCCAGTAGCAATAGTAGCCTTCGTGATAAGATCTGCCATACTAGCGATATCTGCTCCGGCCGCTGGATATTGAAGGATAGTAGTACCTAAGAATGACAGTTCTTTGAAAGCTCTATTTGCTTTGGTAGAAATAGGAAGCTCTTGGAACCAAGCCGACCATTTCCGTAGAGCATTCTTATGCATTAGATCTACTATATTGGTAGGAGTTGCTATCCATGAAGTTGGTTTATCCCCCAGCACATCAATATAGTTTAAAGTCTTGCTGCTACGTGAAGAAGCAGATGACCAAAGAGGATCATATCCAGCACGAGCTTCCGCGGGAAGATCCGCCAATCTCCTAGCAACATCATTGGAATCATCCAACATATCAAATACAGAGCCTAAAAGGCTGCCACCACGAGTGGTATGATATAATGTAATGTTCTCTGCGGGGGAATAGATACCAAAGAATTTAAACGTGGATGTTAAAATAGTGCGGATCCAACCATTATACCAAGCCTCATACATTCCAGCAGATACACTATATAGACTCTTGAAGAAATTGCCAGTTTTCCCAGGAAGATTTCCCAACATTTTTTTCAAATATTCATCATCAAATACTCTATATCTTCCACCAGAAAATGGCATCTGACCCCAATATTCACTATGCTGTTTCCTCAATGCCTCAGAGAAAATCCCCCCATAAGCAGTTCCAAGATCACTATATCTCACTGGTATTTCTGTCTCATCAATCTTCTTGATAGTATCTTCTAACATTGTGTTGATAATATCTACATCATCAATACCATCTTGCCGAATAGTTTTCAAAAGATCATACTGAGCTACTGTGAGCATATTTTCTTTAGCATTTTTAATAATAGCTTGTCTAGCTGAAGAAAGTAATTCTGACCACGTATCCCCTTTCAGATCAAGGGGATCCGCTGTTTCTACCATCTTCATAACTGTATCTACTGTACGAGATGTCATTAATTGCTCTGGATAATTACCCGTTTTACGCAAGGCTTCCAAAATCTCATCAGCAGAACTAGTCCCACCATTCATCAACCTGGATACATCTTCTCCAAGATCTGATATGACTTGCAATTCATTCAAATCAACCGTTGCATCCGCAACAAATAATTTTCTGAAAAGATTATTTACAACATCTATCCCCAGTTCAGTTGCTTGACGTTTATAGGTTTTCCTGAAGATAGCCCCAATCTTGGCTCCAGCATCTACAAAGAGTTGAACAGCAGGATTAGTTGATTCTTCTGCTATTTTCATAACATATTTCAGATCAGTTGCCACAGTTCCAACGGCCGTACGATACAATAGAGGGAAGAGAGTCATATCTTCTAGCTGGCCGGCCGGAATAATTTTTGTAAGCTCTTTCCAAAATGCAGTCCCATCAGCAAAATGATTTATAGCAGATCCTATGGGGGCGTCAAAAATAAGATTGGAAGCATCTGAGAAACATTCACCAACAAATTCAATTGTACCATGCTCGAATCTCCATTTGAGTTGGCGAACCTCTGCTTTTGTAAGAGGAGTCCCACCTTTCTGTAATTGGACATATGCCATGGCATGATAAAATTGTTCCCTAAGTTCTGGCTGGGATATCCAAGTGTAAGAGAAAAATGGATCTAATTGTCCTATGGTAGATTGGATCTTATAAGAATTAACCATTGATTGAATAGCATCATCAAACAGTGAGGTTGCGGTTTTTGGGTCTTCTGTCATTGAGGATTGAGCAAAAAATTGGATACCCTTGTTCTGTAGATCTGTAGCAATAACATACTTCTCAGCATCTGATTTATCTACAGCATTATCTGAAATCTGTATCATGGGTTGCCCATTCAATGCATTAGCAGCCACCTTGATAAAATCAGACATTGTTGTATATGCCTCTTCCAACTCAGGTGTATCATTTACATATATTTCAGATATACTGTCCATGATCTCCTGAGCTTCCTCTTCATTTCCAGCTAAGATTGCCGATTGCAACATCCCAGATTTTGTAAGTAATTGTTGCCCCCCAACTCCCAAGTTCCATATAGATTCTACTACAGCACCTAATCCACCTCGTACAAGACCCCAAATCCTAGCAATAGTAGCTCCCGCATTCTCGTCAACAGCTCTTCTACCTAATTCTTTTATAAGAGATCTATTTGCATCAGGAGATATTGGTAAACGGGCAGGTGTCGTTGAAGACATGGTTGATTCATTTAATTGCCCACCAATCATCTCCTTCTGTTTATAATCCATTTCTTGAAGAGGAGACAAGATGGATTCCCACCATTTCCATTTTCTTGCAGAATATGGAATAGTCTCTCCATCTTTATTGATCCAATATGTAGTTGTATCAGTAGCAGTTCCAGTTTTTATTGCATTGGTTAAATCAGATACTTCCAATTTTGTTTGGCGTAATTGTTCGATCCTGTCTTGTTCTTGTTTGGTTTCGGCAACCATGGAAGGGTACATTGCATACCAAGACATGAGATTGGTAGCTGTTTTACGATCAAAAAATGTGGCCGTATATCCTTCAGGTACTTGATCCGTCTCTCCGATAACAGCCATATTTCCTGATCCATCATAATATAATGGATATGCTTTATCGGGGGTATTAGTGATGGTACGATCTTCTGGATTAAAATATAAACGATCACCAAGAGATACGGATCCTAAAATATTTGGAACCTGACCAGCAGAATCTTTTGGTAGAGTATCATAGATTTTTTGTGCTTGTACACGCAGAATATCAGCCAAATTAGATGGAAGCGTAGCCGTTTCATCTGTCACTTTTTCTTCTGCTATGTGTCTGATTCTCTCTATTTCAATAGGGACATCTGAATAATCCTGTTTCTCATTAGCAGGATTGACTCCATTGCCAACCTTTATTGGTGGATTATTATTTGGAGTACTTGGTACATTGAGATTTCTGTCTCTAGATATCAGACTACGAAATTCTTTGGTCTTCCAGAAATCTGCCATAAATTACCTCTAATAAAATGTTGAATTCGCTTCCCCAAATATATACTGCCCATTGCTTTTAGAAACCGGAGTTACTGCTCCAGCAGAAAAGCTCGGAGATGCTAATAATTGTGCTAAACCCTCATAACCTGTGGGGGCACTTTCCAATAATGCATTAAGAGCAGCAGTCTGTTGCACATATTGTGAGCGGGTTTGACCTTCAGTATTACTCAATCCCCCAAACTCACTCATGATATCCAAAATATTGCGGACAAATTTATATCCAGTGCCCATCTTTTCTTGTTTAGTATTTGTGGCAGATGCCAACTTATCCAGCATTGATAGTGCATCTTTAGCTCGTTGAGAAGACGTAAAATATCTTTGAGTATCAGTAGAAAGCGTAGTGGGGACTTCCCCAAATTTTATTTTTTCTGGATCTGGAAAAGTTTTTGAATCATATAGATACAATTTTGACGCAACTGTGCGTTGATCCTCGGGAGATAAATAAGGGACTAAAGCATTTAGCATGGTTGGTAGAGTATTTTCTTCATCCAGTTTTGATGGAATCAATCCTTTCCACCAATCTGGGGCATTAGGTGCTGTGAGATTGTTAGACCAAGCAGCATTTGGTGTATTACTTCCGCCTCCCCCCCCTTCTCCAGAACCCCCCACTATCCAGTATTTCCCTGTCTGTGGATTTGTCCAATATGTCCAACCTCCAACATTTGTATAGTTAGATGGATTTGTCCAATCCTCTGAACCAGTAGCACTAACAGGAGAAGCAAGATTTGTCTTTTCAATACTAGAAGACTTCTTCGTTGAAAATGTATTTGATATAGTAGGCAATTTGGATGATCCACCAAATGTCCAGTCTGTTAGTTTAGCCATGATTATCTCCTCTGGAGACGTTTCCTTTCCATCTCCCTAATATATCGCAGAGTTTCTTCCTCCCCATACTCACCCATGATTTTGGAAAAGTCTGACTCCGCCAATGTATTATATATCCGTACATCTGGATCTACATCCCCAGATGTATGAAGACTGCTCATTCTCCGCAAAGCAGATTTTGATGCATCTTTAATCCTTCCAAACATTATCCAACCTCGCCTGTCGTCTTTACATTACTCTCAAGCATAGAATTTACTGCCTGAACCACATCTTGTGGTTGGCGTTGAGTAGTAGGAAGAGCACCTCCGTCAGAACTTTGAAGGCCTAATGGTTGTTCTGGATTACTAGGCTCCTTTGGTCTACCTCCCACTCCGCGTAATTGTTCCTCCAATAATTTCAACATAACCTGAGCAGTTTCTACTTCAGCAGGGGCAGATTCTACATCGTTGATAATATTCTTTAGTTCTAATACTATAGCATATTGTTGTTCAATCGGATTATCTTCCAGCGTCTCAATCAACTTCTGCTTCCGTTCATCATCAGACTGTTGTATCCCCAAATAGTCTTCCATGATTCTCCGAGCAGATAACCAAGGAGCCGCCTGAGTAGCCATAGCATGATTGCGTACCCGTTCATTAGGAAATTCTGGCTTGATCTCGCATCGAACTTTATAGCCAGATAGATCGGATCCTTTCACCATTTCGGCAAAATCAGATCCCTTCATATGTCCATATATTTGAACATAAGCATCCGACATAAAATAGGATGCCAGATTAATCCATTTGCGAGCTGCATTTGTCCACATCCGTTCTAGGTGAGATATTGCAGGAAGCAGACGGATACGATTTTGATCTCCCAATTGAGATAGAGAATATCCTGTAATTCCACTGGATCCACTTCCATACATTACATCAGAGAAACCAGACTGTTGGATGCGAGATCTAACCAAATCAATATGCTTATCAAAATCAGGTGGGTTCCCTTGCCACTGAGGGAAGCCCGCATCTTCACCCGTTTTTAACCCAATAGATTTTCCTATCCCAGGATCAATATCAACATTTTTTCCAGATTGTGTACGGACGATGAGGGGTAGATTACTGTAGAAGATCATTTGCCCCTTCCGTAGATTAACAGCTTTTTCCAATTCAGCTACAGAGGATTCTTGTGGGCTAAGAATGCTTTGCCACATACTTGTATCTGTCCGTGAAGCTGGATTGTAAAACCCAACATCATAGGGCAGATCCTCATATCCCTCCATAATACGCAGAGGAATAATTTCTTCATCTCCAAATAAGACAGCATTTCGGACGGCTAATATCTTAGATGTATGTGCCGATTTTTCCAAATCTGTCATATCATCACGATATTCTGCATCCCCCTTTGTTATCCACTTTACATCCCAATAATCAATTAGATCATCTTTGATATCTATCTTTTCATTATCTGTACGACTGGAATATGATTTTAGTTTTACTTCATATAAGTGTTCGACATCGTAAGCACTAGTTTTTTCAATACGAGCAATAGCTAGCCAGCGATTTTGCCCGCCCGGTAGTAGATAAATATTGAGGGGATCAATTGGTTCAACCGTAAGAGGGAGTTCATAATATACCTTCGACTCTCCAACCATGGTTTCCTCAGAATCACCAAACCCAGTTTCCATATTAAAGCATCTTTCATGGATCTCTTTATTCCAAATGCTATATAAGCAAGCCCCACCATCACGTACAAAATTCAGATTTACTTCAAAATCAATATCAATCTCTTTACGTTCTGCATTGATATCACGGATTCCTGCCAAAGTTTTCTCAATAATACTGGATGATTTATTTTCTTTTGAGGAAGGACTGAAGCCGGTGGCATGCCATATCATATCATTAGACTGTAAGATACCAACCGCTAAGTCTACCGCATTCGTCAGGGTTGGATCCGTATATCTATCCTCCCCTGGATTTGGTTTCTTGGTATAATGGTCAAAGTTATATTTCTTGCGCCACCGTCTAATATTCGTATGCCATGGCTCAGTATACTTTCTCGCTCGTTCTATATTAAGTAAGATATCATCCTTATCAGTCATACTCTCTCCTAATCAATATCAGTCCTCAATGCACGTGGAAGATTACTCTGATCGTCTTGCTTTTGTGCCCATGCAGAGAAATCGGAGAATCTTGATTCAATAACAATACGATCGCCTTTCACGTCTACATTTTCTGCGGCTCTCGCAATAGCCATAACCAAAGCTACTACAGAATCCACTTTCTTTTCAGATAACCTGCGATTGCCTTTGTCTTTTACTACTCTCATACCCCGGCTAGAATGTTCTACAATAGCATTCCGCATATGATCTTTAATGTCAGGGTCTGGATATGCCAGCAATTTCCCATTCCTAAGGAATGAATATAGAGTATCTGTTCCAGCAATCATCTCAACCCCATTTTGTGAAAACTCGGATGTGGGTAATCCCTCAAAGCGCAATTTTGCCATAGCCTGAACTAATTGAGTAGGATCATAAATAACCTCGGCTATCCTGTAGCGGGATGCTTGCTGCCGTATATATTGCTCAATCACTTCAGGACTCAATATATCTCCAGCAACTGGCTTCCATATCTTATGAAAGACCAGAGCCACAACCCCACGGTCTGAATCCATTGCAACACCCATTGCTGCTGCATGGTCATGTTTCCACCCCATATCAACAGCTAAATAGATATAAGCATTTTTATAAGGATGTCCATCCCAATAATCAGCAGATTGTTCCAACTTGGATTCGGCTTCTTCCCACAATTCAATAGGAATAAATGATTCATTGGAACTTACCCAACGATTCTCGTGCAATCGCAAGAATGCAGAGGCACGCAACGTTTCAATCTGTTCTTCATAATATGCATCAGTCTGCCAAGGCATACGAGGAATATGATCCCAATATGAAAAATATGCCAAGCCATTGTGATAACAAGGAAGAGGATCTAATTCAGGTATAATATCCCCCTGCCCATCTGGATCCTCCTCCTTGCCTACTGATTTAAGATATACATCATATAATACTTTAGATTCACCATAAAATCCTGCATAAGATGAGACGACACGTAAACTATGTGGTATAGTAGGGATGGGAGTTAATTCATCCCAACGCCGATAATCATCTTCACTGGTTGCTCCCCATAATTCATCAAATACTACAAGGGCATGGCGTCCACCAGCATTGGATGTGAAATTCCTAGCTAGTACGAAAATTGTAGTACCGTTGGGGAGAATAATTCTATCTTTGAGAGGTTTTGCTCCCGTAATTGAATGCTTATAGTGATATGTCAGATCCCCAAAAATAATGCGGGCAGATTGATCTTGTGAATTTGCACATACTACAATCTCAGTTCCCTCAGGAGCTTGGTCAGCATACCAAGCAACAATAGATGCAGTATAGGTAGATTTGCCAGATTTCTTTATAGCAGATAAAAGGAGGGTGGTGAATCTGAATCTCCCATCCTCGTCTTGAGTTAAAGCATAATCTAATATCCGTTTCCAATGAGGAAATAAAACTAACTTTCCTGTGATACCATTAACCTGATGCTCTTCATCCCATGCATCTTTTACGATGAAACCATGATCTGGATCTTCCATCCAAGTGACATAGGGGATATTAAATTTCATTATATCATTATATCACATTTTTATGATTTATATCAAGTTTATTATAAAAATTAACGGTAGAGATTGTATTTTCACCATTTGGTGAAAATGCGAAGGGAGATGAAAATTGCTAGAGCAATAATGCATCACAATTGCACTTTTGTACCAGCATGTCATTAATAATGATGACTTTGAGAAATTAAACGCATCAGCCGCCCTTTCGAGCGGCGTCAGCATGCTAAGTTAGAGGTTGTTGATCTACAAAATCCATACTATCACATCATCCAGGTAAACAAACATGGGTCGAGAAATTTGCAACAGTTTTCCCATTTTCATTCATTACATATACTTCACCATTGTTTATAACGATTGAAGTAGTATCATCTATATGTATATGAATTTCTACTGATTGAGTATTGGCTGTTTTTATAACTCGCTTGTCGACATCTTTTGCCGATACTATTTGTTCATATCCATCGTCAAAATTCACTTTTACCGTAAACACACTGCCTCCTTTCTTCTAGTTCTTCTGCTTCTTCTATTGTTGCCACCCCTTAGTCCCATGTTCGAGATGGTCAAGACCCTGCTCTGCTATTCCATCTATCTCAACTTGTCCGGCATTCCCTGCCACAAGTCCCACACTCCCTCTTATTGATAGAGTCTACTGGGTCAGGGCTAAATGTTTCCTGCATATCTACATTCTATTCTCTCTTCCATCAAACACAATACGAATGATGTTGGAACACCCACCAAGAACCGCGCCTGGTAGTAGATCGGGGGGCTGTAGTCATCTGCCTTACCGCAGATGTCGCGGGCTTTTCCGAGTCGGTGACTATGCAGGATGGTAAGGTTCTAAACTTCAAGCGTGCCTGAAGCCAATTTCATTATAACATAAACAATCTTTTTGTCAAGACCATTACCACCACAATGTATCCCATATGTCAATAAGTTTTTTCATCCCAATTTCAAAGGTAGCTTCGAATCCTGTTTCTTTTGAATGCAAGTCATCTACAGTATTCCACTCAAAATCCGTATCATCCCGCTTTTTATTAGCCTCAAATCCCGCAATAACAATATCTATATCGGAATGCCATTTCTGTCTTGCCAATTCAAAATCATCATCTTCCTCTTCCCCTAATAACAAGTCTGGAGGGAAATAACGGAAGGGTACACCAACAGCACGTTTCTTTAATTCTCTCAACCATATTGGCATCATCTCTTCAAGATGATAACCGATATCGTATACCACACTATCATCCCACCCGCGAGATATACGTTGCCAAGCATAAACAACACTTTTACAGATCCCTCTAATATTACTGTTCAATCTTCTGAAAAATATATTAACGCGCTCCATCAATGTTTTTGGGGGAGTGAATAAGTCATCTAGAAAATCCTCCATATTATCAAATGATTTATTAGTTTTCAACTATCCTCCTGTAGAGTAGAATCCTTTTCCATTATATCGAGCATAGAACAAAGAGGGGACTCGAATCAACGATTGCTTCCTACATTTTTTACATCTGTATGGATGTTTTACCTTGCTGAATGAATCGAATCGTTCCTCAAATTCATACCCACAATTTTTACACCGATATACATAGATCGGCATATTACTTGGATGATTCCTTTTTCTTCTTGGCTTTTTCTTTTTTAGCCATTGCATTGGATATGCGAGCAGCTTGCTTTTTACTCATACCTTTTTTCTTCAATGCCTCATACACTTTTGGCTTTTTGAGGGAGCGATATTTCTTCCCTGGCATTATTCCTCCATAGGGCTCTTGAAAAGCAGAGCTACACAATCGATCATAATAAACAGAAGTATTGCCTCCCAATATGAGAGAGGAGAGGCCGAAAACATTTTGACTATCAAAAAGTTCCACATCCATCTAAAAATAGCAGGATTTAAAAGGAATTTTACACACCACACAAGAATTGCCAGTATACTTCTCTCTGCTACAACCTTATCCATTATCCCTCCTTATGTACATATACATGCACTGTCATGTTGATATTCATATCTGATGGCAGATTCGCAGGTTGGTCAACTGGTTGGTCAACTGGCGGATCTGGAATTTCTTCCATCAATTCAAAAAACAAGGGGAAATCTGCATATGTCCCAAAGAAATAGGCTTTTCCATTTTCATATTCATGCAGAACCCAATCCTCAAAGTCATCGGGTATTATTGGAGGACTTGCTCCCCAATATGCAATAATCAGATTGGTATCATTTGCAATACCAGGTTTCAATGGCGGATTATCCTGATCTTCCATTCCCTCCCATAGAGCAGGATTAGTATACAAGAAGGGGACTAAGATAGAACTGCTAATTACCTTCCTGATATCATTTGGTTGATTAGTTTTAGTCAGGTCAATCACTACAGGCAATGCCCAAGATTTTCCATACTCATCAATAACATACCAACCGACTGGATCTTTTATTAAATCAACTTGTATCTTATTCATCATTATCTTCTCCAAACATATTATCATAATCTTCGATACCAACAATTGCCTCCACAGCATCGGAAGCGTCTTCAAATATTTCTATGGTATATTCAAATGAAGATGGATGATATTCAAATACTTCCCAATCTCCATCTTCATTTTTTTTCATCGCTGTTGACATGTTTACTCCTATCAATATCAATAAATTTTATAGCATCCTGTAAGCATTTCTCACATATAGATACGAGAATTGCATATTGTGCATCATCATTTTCATGAATAATAGACCATATCTCTACTCGATATTCATCCTCTCCAATATTCCATCCGCATACATCACAATATCCACTCCTGTAAACATCAAAAGCGGCATTAGCTTTAATAGGGGTACTCATACGATACCCTCTCATATAATAGATTAAAAGTATCAGGGCTGCAAGAATGCATATATCCAGATGCATCCTTAATAATCCAATCTCCCAACTGAACTGTTATTATACTGCCAGATATATCTAGCATAAGAGCTTTTTCCATTCTTCCAGATGAAGAAGGATTGCAATTTGCCCATTCCAGTATCTTTGATATTTCATCGGGGTCATAACTGGTGAATTGAACAGCTTCAATCACCTCAGGCTTCTTTATATATTCTTTCATATTTGTATCTTATCACAATTAGAATATAGAATCAAGACCACAAACCGCGGCGCACTAGAACTGCTATTAAAGCATAGTCGGCTAGGTCAAGATAGGTGTCATCAATAGTTTCGTCCTGTAAAGGATTATCCTTATCCTTTACTACCAAATTCTTTAGGCGTTCCATCTTATCATTCATGCGCACAATAACTCCGAATTCCCCGAAGCTAGAGATATTACCAGAACCATAGCTGGCTTGTTTCTTCTTGAATGTTTCAAATACTCTTACCATTATCTCTGCCATAGATCTCTCTAGATCAAGATTTCCACTAGAACCGTCACAATTCAGCATCCGTCCATTCATCCACACTGCTTCGTCTTCCATCCCCCTATCGTTTAGGGGTTTCAGATTTTCTGCATTGCAATATCCAAATAAATCTGTACCATTTTTTTGTATCTTAATTGGCCATTCTGAGTCTTGATCTATATCAACTACTGTAATAATATCTCCCATATTAAAGCAATGATGGGGATGCTGTTTTTCACATTCCAAACCCTTAAAAAAATACATATCTCCAACTCTTACATCTAACAATTGCATTTTATTCTCCTTTCTTTTCCATCCACGTTTTAAATTTCAAGAGTGCCTCCACTTTTGGGAACACTCCTGTAAAAGTAACTCCCCTATCATCTAAGTAAACAGTCGCCCAGCATTTCTTCTGCGTAATCTTTATGGTTGGAAATCCATATTTTTCCAACCATTCTTTGATTGCATGAACCCCCTCTGGAGATCTTGCCCTAGTAGTGCAAATAATCACCTCATCAAATACTTTTATGGCAGCTTGGATAAATTCCAAAGCTCCATCAACAGGGGGATCTGGTAGATAAGAATCGTCTCCTAATTTATATCCACTAGTATAACTATTCAATACCCCATCAAAATCAATGGCTAATCTGGTAGATTTCAACTGTCCCCCTTTTTTATATATGGGAGGATATCCAATTCAGGGAATGCAGTATAGGGGGGGATTTTACTTATCACCCCATTTTCGATCAATTCCCTAAAACATTTCTTCGAACATGCGTGTGACTTTCCATATATCCAAAAGCCAAAACATTCTCTCCCACAATTTTTACATACTATTTTCTTATGCATAATCCTCCTATCTAAATTGAAATATATCCTGCAAGAAACACCACACTTTTGTCAATCCTAAATTTACCACCCACTCTGGTATGATATTTACTACCAGTGAAATATCTAATCCATCATCTAACCATTCTTGGAGATATTGAGGATCTTCCTCAATCAGGAATGACCATTTATGAGCTTTTCCAATTACCATGATTGAATAGACTCGTTTCATTTCCCGATTCCCTCATTTAATAACATCATGCCCCCAATTAATGCACCTAAATGTATAGGTAACATATTATTGCTATCCACTCCCACATCATATCTATACTGGGTATTATCCAGGTGGCCATGGGTATGCCCATGCAGATGATAAGATCCATGGTAGGACGCTTCCCAAGATATCATTGGGTAATGGCATAGAACAACTCGTTTTCCCAAAGAATGGATTGAATAATACAAGGGCAATATTTCAACTCTACCATGGTATTGTTCCATGCAAAACTTCTTGATCCAATAATCATGAGATCCAGGGATGATACGAATCATCCCATTCAGTTGTTGTAAATATTCATCGGCTGATTTTCTTAGTGTGAAATCTCCAAGATGATAAACAACATCAGAGGGAGAGATCAATTGGTTCCAATTTCGTATCAATGCAGCGTCCATTTCTTCTACAGAAGAATAGGGGCGGTCGCAATACTTCAAAATATTACTATGCCCAAAATGGGTATCTGAAGTCACCCAAATCATTCTTTTCCAAGCTCCATCGTTATTAAAAATGCTTTCATTATGTAAATTGAATCAAGGGTTAATAACTTGAATATGGGCAATAAAATTAGTTCCAGAGCATTATCTCCAATATCCTGGTGTTTTTCCAGATAGGCTATTCTGTTGTTGATACGTTGTATATCCATAATAATAGTCATCTACATTTCACTGGAAAACTGGAGACCGTGCAAAAAATAAAACTTGCACGATCTCCAGCAAAAACTAATTCGTCTATTGAATCGGAATAATCAATGTTTACCTGTTTTGCATATTGATCGAAGCACTCTAGGCAAACCACCCTATTTTGAAGTACTTCTGGTATAACGGCTTTCCAGATATTATCTGGAACAAAATAATCAAAATGCGTTATTCTTCCGCACGCTTTACAGATCATTTTCCCCTTCTTTCCCCAATTCTTCCCAAGCTCCCCGATTTTCATCAAGAACCTGTTTTGACAATTTATCCCAAGAATTATTTTTCTTTGTTTTATACTTCCCCACCAACGCACGATATTGTTCAATATTTTTCCATTCGTTGATTTCCTTGCCACCAACCAGGTTCGCCATACGTTCATTATCTTTTGCCAGGTTCTCTGCATCCGCCTTCCACTCATCTCGTTCGAAACAGACTTTTGAATATGATTTCAGAAGGGAATTATTGTTATATCCAAGCCCATCAATAGCATCTTTAAGATTAACTATAAATTCCGCAATCTCATCTCTCGAATGAAATTCTATAAACATTTTTGCAGCAGTAATTTTTTCTTTTCGCGAACATCCTATTTCGCTCATTCTGACTCCTCTAGTATAATTTTTTCCATCGGATAATACTGTATTCCATTTTCTGGCAAGCATTTTTCCATCCTAGCCTATATGCAGCTAATAACATTAGAGTTGTATCATCTTCAGAAACCATTTTATCATATATGATACATCCAAGAATTTGTTTCTTTATTCCTGATGCCTCATACATTATAGTATCATGCATAAAATCTTCACACATTATCTTTACTTCTCCCTTCCTCTCTTATAGATTGGATCAAGTTGTAACTCTTTCCAAGTTTTTCCAAAAGCAATATTCAGGATAGTATTATAAGACACATTGTAACGAGCTGCAAGAGAGAAGGCCGAAATACCGCCCTGCTTATATAGATCATAAATTTCTTTTACCTGTTTACTGTTAAGTTTTTGATTGGACGTTTCGGCCTCCTCTCTCGATATACTATTACCGTTGCCTAACTGCTGATAAAGAACTTTGTTCTGCTATAGTATCACCAACCAAACCACAATTTTAATTGAGATCCGAATCCATATAATACTGCAATGACAATTGAGATTGAAATTATTATTTCCAATCCTGTTTTTATCCAATTCACAATCTTGATATGTTTGTTACACCAGAGATAAATCTGGGAGATCAGCATAAACAATAATATGGAAAAACCAACCAAGGCAAGTACTCCTATAAATCCAATTGCCACGCTTCCAATAAGTTTAATCATTCTTCCACTTCCATTAGATCTTCGGCATCCCACATAAGATGTGGGCGCATCTTATTTGTGCGAGCATCACGAGCTCCTTGCCAAACCCAAGCTGCACCGTCTGTGCAACTGAAATCCAACTCCGCCAACCCTTGGGGAGTCATTACTGTGCGAGGAGTATTATCATTTACATCAAATTTCTTAGTCAACGGTTGATTATCCTTTTCCTACCATATTTGTATGAATAAATATATATTCAATACCACAGAGCAAAGTACGAAAACAAACAACATGACATATAGAACTGTCCATGTTATATGCTCAATGGAAGTACTGCATAAAGATTTTTCTATTGCATATTCATTTAGTAATACTAAAATTGTTGTCAATGCCAAGGAAAATAAAAAATACAACATATTAAGTAGCATCTACTATTCCTCCATCTCTTTTTCTGCTCCACCTTGTTTTTCGGCATCCTCTATCACCATAGCCTGATGAAAATGGATATAACGAGAATTATAACCTACCACACCATATGGAGATCCATATAGCTCCCATCCCTCACACAATTTCTCATTCACCGCAGCATCTAATACTGCCAAGTTGGTATGTGATAAAGTTAAATATTGTTTCATTTATCCTCCAAGATAACTAATATTATCAATAAATTCATATACATCTGTGAATTCAGACCCATCAAATGCTACAACCATTTCTTCTATCCCATCATCATTTGTAACATATATAACAACATTCTTTGTACCATCTTCATCAATCGCATACGATATTGTATAGTCCTTTCCATCACTTGTTGATTGTATTATCGCACTCATTCGTCTTTCCATTTTGCTCTCCTATATACTTCTTTTATATCATAAGCCTCGTCAAATGTCAATTAGCCTATGAGCCATTTATTCGATTCCCACTCATTTCAACATAAGACGGATTTAAATCAATCCCAATAAAATTCCTCCTATGCTTCTTACATACTACTCCAACTGTGCCAGATCCACAAAATGGATCCATTATTATACCTCCTTCAGCACTTCCAGCCAGTACGCACGGCTCAATCAGGTCAGGAGGAAAAGTGGCAAAATGGGCTCCTTTAAATGGTTTAGTACTTACCCACCATACATCCCTTTTATTTCTTACAGGAGACATATATTCGTCTCCCACTAAACGATTCACATGCATTGTATTTGGCTTTTGCCCATCTTCTTGTAAGTTTTTATACTGCCATCTTTCATACCCATTTTGCACAAAGGACTGTGGCTTTCCATTTGGCATTACCCCATCATAATTTTTTGTTGCTCCTTTAAAAATTGTATCTTTTCTTCCATCATATCCTGTTGCTGGTTCTAATACTGCTTGATAATCATAATAATATTTTTTTGACTTTGTTAATAGAAAAATATATTCATGACTTCTGGTTGGCCTATCTTTTACACTTTCGGGCATAGGATTTGTCTTAGCCCATATAATATCGGATCGTAACCACCATCCATCATCCTGTAGAGAAAGGGCAACACGCCATGGGATACCGACTAAATCTTTATCTTTTAGTCCATTAGCCGTTTTATTAAATACACCTTCTCTTGGTGTTCCAAAACCTGCCCTACCACCATTGCTTGCCCTTGAACAATTGCCTGCGTAACTATCTCCTAAATTTAACCAAACAGTTCCGTCATCTTTCAATGTTCGTTTTATTTCCCTAAATAATTCTACAAGATGTTGAACGTATAAATCTGGCGTAGGTTCTAATCCAAGGGAACCTTTCCAAGCATTGCATTTAACACAGAAATTAGTTGAGGGACGATCATCCCTACCTATAGAACCAATATTACCCTTCTGTAATTTCCCAGCAGTTTTATCATTGTTCTTACCTGCACCATTTACTTCTTTGTCCCATTCATGCAGACAATCACCATCTCCACCAAATATCTGTGGTTCAGTTTTATAATCCCTCAATCCCCAATATGGAGGGGAAGTAATTACACAATTGATACTTTCATCATCAAAAGTTTTGATTATATCTAGATTGTTGCCTTGCAATAATTTAATCAAGACTTATCCCCCCTTTCATTTTTCCATCCCATTGGCAACTCCGCCCAAGCTATAATATTCTTGTTTTCAATACTTTCCCTATCCAATATCCAATAAGTCCCAGTATAATATGCATCCCTAATAATCTGGATAGCACTACTTAGATCCCATACCCAATGGAGGTGGATAAGATAATAAGTACCTGCCTTTAACCCATCCAAAGATTTATGCCAAATAATTTCTTCTGTTTGTGTGTTCATTTTCTCTCCTCCATTCTTTCCATGGCGATTCTAAAATAATCAAGATCCTTTTCTATCCCAATGAATCGCCTCCCTAAGTTTAGGCACGCCACTCCCGTTGTTCCACTCCCCATAAATGGATCCAATACAGTATCCCCAAGATTTGTATAGATACGTATTAGTCTTTCCATCAAAGACAATGGCTTCTCATAAGGATGAACTGGAGGATATATTAAACGGTCATCATATACCCCCGTCATCTGTGACCAATGCAGTGGATTGAATGGAGCATCCATCCCTCGCTTCACCAAAATCATCTCTACAAATCTACCACACCTTTTTATATAATTCTTGGTAGAAGGAGTCTTTACCCAAAATAAATATTCATCTGCGTGGAAGAACTGATTTTCTGGTTTACAAAAAAACAACTTGTTACCCGCACATTTAAACTCCCCTTCACTCAACCACATGTCATAGGAAGGATCAGTAATGACAGCATCATAACGATATATTACATCTAACGATGAAAATATATCTCTATAGTCAGCCGAATACAATTCATATGTAGAAGTAATTATATGTGCCATTCTAATTAACCCTCTTTAAATTTATTATCTAGCATAGCCATCAGCATGGCTTCACAACGTTGGCGAACGGTGGCATAAACAAATTGTTTAAAAGACTGACCAACTATTTTTACTAATGCATAACAATAATCCATGACAAATTCGCTATCTTTTATAAAATTCTCACATTGCAAAACTTGATTCAGGTCATCATGTGGATGCCAGTCAGATACAGGCATAATGCCTTTTCCTTCAAAAGATATATAATATGGAATTTTATCAAGTCTGTCATCATCGACAAACCATCCCATCATCTTTGCCAATGCAGTATCAATTTCTCGATCGGTCATGTTTTGAATAGGTTTAATTGCCATTCTTCCTCCATTATTTTCTGCACACATCATATTCTAGCGTGCCATTGTCCAGTGGCTTTAATCGTGCAAGTCGCTACTTGGTCACATTTCCTTATCTCTTTCCGCTCTTTTCTCCCAAACCACTTTGCTATCTTTCCACCATTCTGGAAGATATTCCTCTGGCATATCATCATATCGGAAATAAACTAACAAAAAATGGTATCCTTTTTCACGAAGTTGAACTAATGGTGCACTATTTTGAATAGTACCCCCGCCAACATACACAGAGGGCGAAACAAATTCTGCAAAAATAGACCATACGCCACATTCACTAAGACTAATCTTACAGGGATAATCAAATTCCGCAATAGCCTTTCCCATTATTTCAATCATTTCTTCACCTCCAGATGTTCGCGAAGGATGGAGAGAGCTTCTACCATACCATTTTGAGTATCCCAATTTCCACTTTTCAACTGATCTCTCTCTATCTCATCCATTGCTGCCAAAACTGCGCGACAAATATCGGGAGAATCCTCAAGCGCCATTTTGTTTCCCTCCGCTATCATTTTCATTTTCTCCAATAGGTTCATTTCATTCTCCTTTTGTGGGCTTTTCACTTTCTCTCCCTTCCTATATGCTAATAATTCACACCCCATTGAAAACCACTCTCCAAAATTCATAACAAATTCATTATATGAATATCCCGATAATTGTTTCTGAATCAGTTCTTCAAGGCGTTCATCAGTAACACGATGTGTAAAGTTTGTGGGTAAATTATCTAATGTTCCCATATATTCATACCTCCTTTCCACCAAATTTATTACACTGCCTACATAATAACTTCCATCCTGGGTGGAAAAACACCCACCCTCGAATATCTGCCTGCCGTCTCGCTTGAGATAGAGCTTCCTGTTCATCCTCATGAGCTGCCAAAAGATCTCCACACCTATCACAGCGAAATTCATATTGTTCATTATTAAAGATTTTCATAAAAACGCTCCTCATACATAGAATATCTACAATATATCATAAACAGAGGGGGGTGTCAAGTACCTTGTAATCCAATATGTAAAACTACACTAGGAAACACACAACACATAACACACACTACAATACCTACCCCACATAACCAAAGATAAGGGGGGTGAGTTTCTATATATATGCAGAAAGTAGAGCAGATCGCACGCATCAACCCCCCACATATAGTGGGTAGCCAGCACACACACGCGTATATGCGGGGGATTCCATGGTTTCGATAAGTGTAATTATCGAAACCAATAATATGATGGGAGGGGTGGGTACAAGAAATGACTCCAATATATCGAAGCGCGATATATCGTCAGACAATGTAACAAATGTCATATAAAATTAGTGACATTCGTCACCCCCCTATCGAGTATACTCTAGGCATAGAGAGGTGTTAAATGACACAAAAAATATTTGAGATCAGAACACGTTTTGTAGGCGACTTATCCCCGTGGGAAGAGATCGAAGCATATCGCATGCCCGCCGATACGCTGGATGAGGTCATCTCTACGGTGGAGACAGCTACATACATCGGGGCAGCACTTAATCTGCCCATCAGGGAAATCCGCATCAATGAACATGGGTGTGGACAAGGTCATTATGTCCAACCCCTCAAAGCCGCACCGGTATACATCATCCTACGCACAGTACGAGATGAGCAAACAGGTGAGTATATCCCATGCCTAGTCATGCCAGGCGAGCATGGTTATCATACAACGGACTGGCGATGGGGAACTGACTATGAGAGTGCATGTGAAATTGCTAATGACAAAAACACTCTACTGGGGTACACCCCCGAACAGGCAGCTAAAATCGTACTAGATAGCATGTATTGAATGAAGAAAGGAAAAAATAAAATGAATAGCAAAATGAAACCAAATTATTGCACTAACCAAAATTGCGCGAGCTGCGCAGAATGCACTCACACTAACTACGGACTGGATTGTCAAAATAATCCTGTCCAGACTGAAAAAATTGACTATATAGCAGTATCAAAATATCAGCAGATTTTCGACACGTTGTACGCAAAATGTTATGTACCATCTGCTATCACTCCGCACCTGGACGCGCTGGAGTCAGCCAGATTAATTGACGCTCTAACAGTAGAGCAGTTAGTACAAATCGTTATTATTATGCAGGACGCATATCAAAACGGACAGGTATCACAAGGAGCACAAAAAATCGACAATGACGCAGTGTGGATCAGCGGAATTGGTGGACTAGAAAAACAACCAGACGGTACCTGGAAATTGACCAAATAATTTGGTGTGGGATAATTTAACCTATCTAGAGAGAAAAGAAAAATGAAAACTAAAATCACTTATCACGATGCAATACAAATTTTAAAAAATGAACTAACAAAAGAGCACGCAAAATTATACCCAACGGACTGGGGTGACAAACTTGATAAAGTGAATCACCTGGTATATGCCTTAAAAATCCTGCAACAGTCGAGCAAAAAAATAATTTGTAAAACTGTGCGCATGTGGGAAAACGACCTGCCGCGTTGGAGAGGGTATGTTATCCTAAATGGGGTTAAAACCCAATGCTTGTACATGCGCACCACGAAAAAACAAGCTATGCAGGACGCAAAAGATTTAAAAAATAAAATTTTGTAATCTACAATAGGGTACAACAAAAGGTTGTGCCCTAAAACAAGATTATAAAAAATCTTGAGAAGAGAGAAAGAAAATGAATGGCAAAATGAGAATTATAAATGTGGAAACTGGGAAAATCCTAAAAAAGCTGGGGGATGTAACATATGATTCTACTGCCCGCTTGCTCCAGCAAGCTAACGATGCACACGCGGAAGAGCTGCAAGCATATGCGGACAAGGGCATTCTAGCAGAAGTTGTTATCATAGATAATGCAGGAAAAGAATAATCGAAATGCCCGCCTTTGGCTGGAATGCCTATGAAAAGAAAATAAAAGAGTATCTAGGTGAATAATTAATGTGACTAATGTCACATAAAAGATATGACATTCATCTTGAAGATATGAGATACACTAGAAGTATGAGGTAACAGATATGAATACCACCGAGATTGTAATAAACGGACTGAATGAATATATAACAGTGTATGTACCCTCCACTCAATCATTAGATCAAACTATATCAGCAGATGAATACACCTCCAGGATAGATTACACTGCCAAATTATTATCAGAATTATTTGGTGGAGCGACCCTCACACCCTCCATTGGATACTATAAAAACCACACCGGGAAGATCATCAAGGAAAATATAACTCAGGTCAAAGCCTACACAAACCATGTAACGGACAGACACTTAGAGAAGGTCATTGCTCATGCTAATGAGCTGAAAGCGAGGTATGCACAAGAATCTATTTCAATCGAAATTAATAACACCCTACTATTCATATAAAAAGGAAGGTAAAAATGATAGTCCATAGAGATATAACTAAAGCGTTTGGTGGATCATTTGGAAGCGGATTGGCAATCCTGCAATTTGAAAGCGGAGAAACCGTATATTGCGATAATGCCTGCACTGTACGAGCCTTCGAGGCTGCCTTTGGAGATTGTATCCAAAATGACCATACAGCCATCATCAAGGGGCATGACATTGTGTGGTATACAGATGAATTTGGGCTAACGTTGGGTGGCTTCATCCCATACGAGAATTGGATAAGTGCCGGCTATCCAGAGATAGAAATTGGAAATACCTATGAATTAATAAAAAGCGAGGAACCATGTTAAGCATTGAGTACATCGAACAAGAAGAATTGAAAGCTGCTAAGCGAGCAGCAAGAGAAAACAAACTCCCCTTCGTTTTTTGGGACATAACAGAAGTAGAAAACA